ACAAGACCGTACCCGATACTGGGGCGATGACTTAGGCGATATTCAGATGCCAGATTTTGAAAGGATAGTACAATAATGGTTAAAAAAGTCTTTAGTACTTTATTATTAGGCAGTATGGCATTTTCTACTGTAAACGCTGCCTCGATAGATACACCCATAGAAATTAGGAATACTCATGCAAGTTTTGTGAATGGGGGAATGTGTTCATTAGCTTTTGATTTATCAGCAAATGATGCCTTAGAAAATATTGAAAAGATTGCTTTTTCATTTTCAATGAAAGATAAAAATGGAAAACTTATAAGCAATGAAACAGCTACCGCCGATGATTTTAATTTTGTTGGTGGCAAGACCTATAGCGGTTTTTTCATTGAGGGCGAAAGTGCTTGTGATGCATTCGGTGAAACACTGATTGTGAATAAAGCTATTGTCTCTTATAACGACAGAACTAAACCTGAAGATATTGTAAAAACCAAAAAATTAATAATTGATGATTTTAAACCTATGAAAATTATAGTGGGTAAGGGCAAATAACTTATTTAGTAAACCTGCAATGATAAAAATAAAGGCTGCAAATGCAGCCTTTATTTTTTTCTATAAAAAATTATTGTCCACCTGGACGACGATCAGCAGCACGATCGCCACAAGATGAACCATCTTTTGCACTTTGCCAGCTATGATCACATGAACCAGCAAAAGTCATAGTAGTCGGTAGAGCTAAAATAACGGTCAGAATTAAAGTTTTCATTGGAATTTCCCCATTTTGTTATAATCTGCAAATTTGCTCAATTAGCATACAGAATAATCAAAACTGTTGCCAATCAGTTTTACCCAACAAACCCGATTTTAACCCCTCGTATAACAGCTATATACGGGGGATTTTTTATGTCAGAAAAAAAGAAAGTTGGTCATCTCAAACCTGAGACAAAAGATAAATTAAAGCTATGCCTAGAAATGTCGGCAACTGATGCGGTTGATCTTATGACTGAAGCATACGGTAAAGATATTTTTGATAAAGAAGGGCGTGGAGACAAAGTCTGGCTTTATAAAGGAGCTAAAGAAGCCCTGACATGCATGGAGAAGCTTAAACGCATTTTAAATGATGATGAGCTAACTACAGGCAATATTGATGGCCGGACTGTAACGCCTGAAGCACAAGCGGCTGCGCTACTTGAAAGTGTTCAGAAAAAGCTGGAAGAACGGAAACAGCGGCTGAGCTAATTCATGATTAAGGTCAGCTTTGCTGCGTTCTATCTGGTTTATGCAGAAACATTAAACTGGATAGTTCCCGATTTTCATTTAGATGTCTGTGATTTTCTGGAGGATTATGGCTCGCTCGGACTTCTAATGATGCCGCGTGGCCATAGTAAATCAACAATCCTGGATATTTATAATGCATGGCGGCTTTACTGTAATCCTGATCATTTAATTTTACATCAAGGCGCAACGGATCCAGATGCATACAAAGTGAGTCGTGGTACTGAACAAGTCCTTGAACGACATCCACTGTGCCAATTGTTCAATATCAAAAAAGAGCGTGGAGAGACGCAGAAATGGTGGGTAACCGGCTCTACCGATGTTCGCCATGGTTCTATTCACGCCCGGGGCATCCTATCCAATGTTACCGGTTCACGTGCGAACGAGGTGCAAAATGATGATGTAGAAGTTCCGAGTAACATTGGTACACCAGAGGCAAGAGAAAAGCTACGTTATCGTTTGGGCGAACAGACTTTTATTCTTATACCTGGTGGACAAGAGCTTTATGTGGGTACGCCACACACACATGATTCTCTATATACCGAGATCATGAATAATCCAGATTCAAAATGCCTCATTTTCAGAATGTTTGAGAAAGAAAAACGTTTTGAACAGATTATTGAAGCATATGTAGATTTCAAGCCAATCTATATTTTTAGCGGTATTGGCAAAACATCAAAGCTTTTGAAAGAAGGTGAAGATTATCAGATAAGAGTTAGTGGCAATTCTTATCACATCACGTTTGATGAATCACATTATCTTATTGATGTTTACAGTGAAGCTTTATGGCCTGAGCGTTTTACCCCAACAGAAATGCAGAAGCGCCGTCGCAAATGCCGGACAATTAATGCTTGGGATTCTCAATATCAACTACATGCTAAGCCTATTACTGATGTTCGTTTAGATCCAGACAAAATGATTGCTTATGACTGTGAGCCAGTCCTTAAGCGAGCGAATGGCCAGTGGTACATGATGCTGGGTGAGCGTCATATTGTTGGAATGACAGCACAATGGGACCCATCATCTGGAAAACTTAAGTCAGATATATCTGCAGTTACTTTAACGCTGCATGATGACCTGGGAAATAAATACTGGCACCGATCTATAGCATTAAAAGGTGAAGTGATCATAACCAATGACAATGGTGAGGTGGTGGGCGGCCAAGTCTGGCAGCTTTGTGATCTGATCGAGGAGTTTAAAATCCCTAAGATTACAATTGAAACCAACGGTATTGGAAACTTTGCACCATCTTCACTTAAAGCAGCGCTGAAGAAAAGAAGATTGCGCTGTGGAGTTAAAGGAAAGCATTCTACACAGCCAAAAAATAAACGGATTTTAGAAGCAGTTGAAGGGCCATTGATTTCTGGCCTGATATGGGTCCATGTATCTGTAATTGACACAATAGAAGGTGAGAATACCTCTACTCAGTACAAGCAAATGCAACAGTTCAACCCGGGCGTGACCGAACAAGAAGATGATTATCTGGACTCACTTGCCGGTACGCTAAATGAATCGCCAGAGCGTATAGGAAAAATACACAACGGACTTGAGCCTAATGAGTCCCCTAATTGGAGAACAGATGGTGGCGTTACTGATGCTGCCTTGGACTTTGAAGAATATTAGGGGTGAATCATGGCAGTGCCTGAGCAATTACCAATCGTAAGTTATGTGGCCAATGGTGCCACAGATCATTTTAATATTACGTTTGATCTTTCAGATGAGCGTTTTTTGGTTGTCACGGTAAATAATGAAATACCGCAAGTAGGCGCTTTCACAGTTCAAGATAAAGATGTTGTGTTCGCAGTAAAGCCAGAAGCTGGGACAATTATTACGCTTGCGCGTGATACTGATCTTGAGCGTGAGACCACTTACTCTCGTTACGATAACTCATTTAATCCGGCAGCTTTAAACTGGGACTTAGATAAGCTATGGCATGTACTACAAGAGCAAAATTTAGTTGATGCAAAAATTTTAGCGCGTATCAAATCTGAGATCGAATGGCGTCGTACTCATGATTTTAATTATGATGAGCTGGCAAAGGCTCGCGATGCACAAATTTTTGGTGGGCTTAAGGAATACTTGGATACCATTCTTGCAGGCTCAAATCCTAATATTTTTGGCGGTATCACTGCTGGTGTGGTTTTTGCACAAGACAAGAAAAGTATTCAAACCCATATTACAGAAATACTGGATGGTCTTGAAAAAAGTAATACCAGTATTTCAGCAAAAGCAGAAACTAAGTATGTGAATGAACAGCTATCTTTAAAGCAACAGTTGATTGATCAAAAAGCCAGTAAATCGTTAGTTACTGCAATTCAACAGCAAAAAGCTGATCAGGTTTATGTTGATAACGCATTAGCAGGATTTCAGAGCGGTTCATTTAAAGCGTATCCGACACTTACTGCAGCTAATGCAGATATTGGAAATATTGCACTCAATACAAAAGTTTCTGTGCTTAGCGCAACAGAAGGCGGTGACTATTATAAATCATCAGCAGGAGCAACAAGCTTAACTAAAAGTGCTTACGATCCACTGCAACAAGCAAAAAATTTCTTTTTAGACAAAACAAAATTTTATGAGACTACAAATCTTGTAAACCCGGCACAGGCTACAGAGTCAGGGTATTATTTATATAATTTATTAAATAAGCCTGCTCCGGGCACTGGTTTTGATAATTATTTTTCTGGACTAGATTACTACCCAGCCAAATCTGGTGATTATTTTTGGATGACAGGTGTAACTCATGTTCAATTTTGCCGTGCTGATAAAACCGCAATATGGAGCATGGAGCTTAATAATTCAAATGTCTGGAATGGGATTTTTACAATACCTTATGAGTCTGATTCTCATCCGCTTGCTGATTGTGCGTACATTCGTCTAAGTACTAATTTGGGGCAATCAGCCTTTATAAACAAACTTGTAGCTCTTGGTGTCGGCACTCTCTTACCTAATCCAGTTCCTGAATACATGGAAGGTTATTCAGCTTTTAGAGATGACACCTTTATTGCGCCAATCTTTGAACAATATAACGATAAAATTGAAGAAAAGTTATCTACTCGATCTATTCAGTTTTTGAATATCGTTAATCCAGCACAAGAAACATCTCAGGGATTTTACAGTGCTTCAGGCGTAGCAGGTAAGGATCAGGCTGGGTTTGAAGCCTATTATGTAGGACTTGATTATTATCCTGCCAAAGTTGGTGATAAGTTCTGGGTGAATAACGTCGCCAGTATGCAATTTTGCCGCGCTGATAAATCAGTAATTTGGGGGACATATGGTTCTGGTCTGAATGTTCATATAGTGAATGGAATTTTTACACTCCCAAATATTATCGCATCAGTCCCTGTGAGTGATTGCGCGTTTATCCGTATAGGATCTGATAAGGGATCGGCAGCCTTTATTGACAAAATAGTAGCAATGGGCCCTGGTAATACTAAACCTTATGCTACGCCAGATTATGCACAAGAGTATTTTGAACCAACGCCTCCTTTTGTGGCTGGGCTCAATAATGTTTTAGGTGCTCCACCAACTGCTTTACATGGTAAAAAATGGGTAACGTTAGGTGACAGTATCACGCATGCAGATGCTTCCTACGCAACTCAACTGGCAACAAAGCACGGCGCAACTTTGGTGAAACACACAAAAGTAGGCGCAATGATTGCCAAGCCTTTTGTAGCAAATCCAGATGTCATGATTCTGTCTGAAGAATACTTAAACATTGATACCGTGAATCCGCCGGACATCATTACGATTGCCGCTGGTGTGAATGATGACAACATCATAGGCTCATTCTCTGACAGAACAAACAGCACGTTTTATGGTGCTCTGCATGTGCTACTTGTGGGTCTGCGCTCTCGTTTTTTTGACACTCGAATCGGCTTTATTGCTCCGATTCCGTATATGAAAACGACTGAAAATGTACGGTACATTGAGGGAGATATGAGTAATCGGCCTTATCTCAAGTACAAAGCCATTAAAGAGGTTTGCGCATATTATGGCATACCAGTCTGGAATGGTAATACTGAATTCGGCGCGAGTCCATATGATTCGGCAGCATGGCGCACTAAGTATATGAATGATGGCATACATCCAACGACTGATGGTCAAATCTGGTACGCCAATCGTGTTGAAAACTTTATTCTAGGACTAGCAAAGTAAGTGACTTAAATATACCCAACCGACTTACCCCAACCCTGACTTGTAATTAAGTCAGGGTTTTTTATTGCCAAAAAATAGGGGGCTATATGCCTGATAGCGAAACATATGGGGTAAGAGTCGAGAAAAAGCTTGATCAGATCCGGCAAGAAATGGGGGAGGTTAATAACAACGTTATTCGCCTTACTGAACGAAATGAATATTACCAATCTCAGGTAGTAGCCAACCGCCGTGATATTGACTTGCTTCAGGCAGACATGAATCAAGCCAAAGGAGGGTTAACAATTGCAAAGCTTATGGGTGGGTCTGCAATAGGGCTTTTTTTTGCTTTTGGGGGATGGCTGTTTCAAAGCAGCAATTCGCTTGCAAAAGAGAGCGCCAATGTAAACCAGAAAATAGCAATTATTGAATCCAAGCAAATCCGCATGGACACAGATCTTGCTGCAACTCGAAATCAAATTGAACAGCACAAAAAGTAAATCACCTGGAGAGAAAAAGATGAAATTAATTAATGATAGTGTATGGAAATTCGACTCGGTGCGTTACGGCGCTTATGCAGCCCTAATTTTGACTATTATTCAATTAGTACTGCAAGAAGTGTATAACGCCAATATATTGCCTGAGCCATACCAAACGATTGCCTCTTTGAGCTTAATGTTCTTGGCCGTACTAATTGGACGTAAAAAAGCTCAGCCAAATCTAAACCAGAGCCAGCCTCTAGGTTTTGTCACTGTAACAGCGGGCCATTCCAATGTAGATCCAGGTGCAGTGAATGGTAAATTTAAAGAAGCTGAACTGGTGACTAACTTCCGTAATGCCGTTGCTTACTACTTGAAGAGTGCTGATGTCAGCATTAGAACTGATGGTGTGGGTACAACTAACAATCCACTAGCTTCAGCAATCAAGTTAATTAAAGGCTCATCAGTCGCAGTTGAATTTCACATGAATGCAGCAAGCTCTGGTCAGGCAAATGGAATTGAAACTATCGCATTACCTAAGGACAAGGCTTTAGCTCAAGAGCTTTCATCTGTAGTTGCTGCTGCCTTGGGTAGCCGTTTACGTGGTGACAAAGGATGGATTGATCAAAGTCAGTCGGCTCGTGGCAAGCTAGGTTTTATCAGTAATGGCGGCTTAATCTTGGAGTTAGGCTTTATCTCAAATGAAGAGGAGCTGAAACGCTTCAATGCACGTTACTGGTTGGCTGCCAAAGAGGTGGCTCAAGTGCTTATAGAATACGATCGCAAATAA